TATACCAACGCCACCTGCAGATCCTCCTCTTGCTCTTCCCCTATTAATATCATCTTGAGTGATCTGATACTTCATGTAGGTTTGATAGACACCATCAAAATGTCTTTCTTGAAAATACTGAACCGCATCATCGACAAGATCTTCAATTTGCTCATCAGCAACGTTGATCTCCAAAACTGGATAACCCAGTTTTCTTTTGCAATAATCAATCAGTTCTTGTCTTGTGCTGGGTTGGGCCATTTGAGTTCAGATAAAACTTCTGCTTGCTTAAGATATAATTTTAAAAACGATTTAGCTACATTTTTTAATTCATCAATATCGCTTATACTATCTATATCACGAGCAACCCTTTCATATTCAAAGGACTTATTTAAATTTGTTAATTCAATTTCATTTGGATTCATTTGCTAATGCCCTCAAAAGGTTTTTAATTTCATTTAAATCATTTTTCATTTCGTTTACATCATTTTCAAGAGATTCCATTCTTTCTTTTTCTGTATCCTTAATTTTTTTAAGGGACTTATAGTTTTCATATTCATTTATGTTTGTATTTACAATGGCATTAGTGTTAATATCACGTACAAGATTGCTATGTCCTTCAACTTTATAATGATGTAAGTTCATAGTTTTATGCTAAAGCAATTACTCTAAGATCTCTTACTCTTGGCGGATTGGCCATATTTGTAGAAGATCCAACTAATTTAAGGCTAAAATATCTAAAATCTGGAAGATTGTTTTTGGTAAACACATAGTCTACAAATTCTAAATCTTGAGACAAGAAGTTGTAATTGTCAGACTTAGCAATTAGTTTGTCTGATGATCCATCACTTGCAGATATGTTGATAACTTCGCCAATTCCATTTAAATTACTATATCCTGGGAAAGGATAGTAAATTGGAGTTTCATTTGGATCTTTCATAACTGCATAGAATGCTCTTAAATCACTGTCTCTATTTACATATGCTGCAGCAACCACTTTAATTGATGAAGCAGGGACCTCAAGTGCAATTGAAGTTGTAGCATAAACAAATGCCGATGGATCTTCAATCAGACTAGAAGTTCTAGAATCGGTTGCATAATTTGAAATTGCACTATTGATTCTATTACTTACAAAAACCACGTTTACTCTGTCAAGATCAATTACTGGAGAAATATTAGAATTGTTTGTAGATAGATTTAAATTTAAAGTAAATGATTTATTGCCAGGTAAAGATCCAAGGTTTGTTGTTTCGTTTACATGCGATGCAACAATTCTAGTTGAAGATAGATAATTATTTTGATCCAATGCAATCTGTTCAAATCCTTTATTTGCAAATGATATCTCAGTTCCATCAACACTTGTTCCACTAACAGTTTTTACACTTGCAGAAATTGAAGTTCCTGTCAGAGTTAATGTTTGAAGATTTGGCCTTACAATTTCAAAAGGAATATTTTGTGTAGCATAGATGTTTGAACCACCAGTAGATTTTGTTTCTTTGATATACAAGAGTGGGAAACTGGTTCCAACACTTCGATCAATTCCAGAAGTGCTAGGATCAATCTTAATGTAATAATAATCAAGATCCTTAGATCTGACTGTAGTAAATCCAACATCATCTAATGAATGTGTCTTGTTGATTCTTCTTAAAGAAATCCCATCCAGTTCATATTTAAATACTGGAGTTCCAAAGGTATAAGAGAATTTTGGTGTTTGGTCAATCTGTCTTGTAATTCCGGTTAAAGTATTGCCGCTTACTCCTTCATAAGAAATAATTTCATTTTCAATCTTAATGTATCCTGGATTTGTTGAACTTACGCTTACATTTTCAAAGGTGTTAAAAGTACTCAATGAAGTGGATGGATCAACAATCATATCAGAAAGAGTAATAACTCCACTATCCTGATTTGAATATGCTACAGAAAGTTTGGTCGAAGTAATATCAGAATATGCATCAGTAATTGTAACTGAATTATTTGAAGAATACATTCCATGATTCTTATGATTAACCTTGATGAATAATCCTTCGGTTTCTTCAGAGATAACTCCAACAGACGAAACTTTTACATCTCCTCCAGTTACGTTTAGATCAGTGGTTCCAACTCCAGTTCCAATAAACGCGATTGTACTTCCAGCTCCAGTGGTAAATGTTCCTTGAACATTGTCAAGGATTAATTGATTAACACCAGCAATTTGCTGTACAGAAAGTTGTAAATTTTTTCCAATAGTGCTTCCATTAAAGTTGGTAATTGTCAATACATCACCAACACTATATCCAGAACCACCAGCATTTATTGTTGCTCCAACAGCAACACCACCAGTGATGGTAATATTTGCCGTCGCATTAATTCCAGACCCAGTAACATTTGTTAGTGCAAGGTTGGTAAATGCTCCGTTTGAATATCCAATGCCAGTATTAATGAGATTTAGTGTTCCTGTTGCAGATCCAGCAGCTCCAACATATTTTCCAGTTGCATTTGAATTTCTTTGAATGATTGTATTACCTAAAGCTAAATTTACATCAGTTACAGTTGTTCCAAGTCCAACTGCAATTTTTCTTGAATTGAATTCAAGTGAATTGTTTAAAAGATTTGCAACTTGTCTATTTCCAACATCAAGTTTCGGATTGTAGAAATTAACATCACCAGAAGTGGTGATAAAGTTAGCTTTATAAATTGTAAATTTCAAATCTTCATATTGACTTGGATCCCAAGTTGATCCATTTTGAGATTTAAACAACGATCCTAAATTTGGTTGCTGAGTCACAACAACTCTTTGAGATTCTGCAAGATTTGCTGTGCTAATTTCAGTTTCTCCTAATCTAGAAATCCAAACATTATATGTGCTTGCTTCAGATAGAAGAACAATTGAATGTTCTTGTCCACCTTGCAGATAAATTGGAGATGGAAAAGTAACAGTCGTTGCTACAGAACCATCTTCGGAAACATTAATATCTTTTGGTTGAACTACAACTTCACTGAATGGATAAATCGATGCCTTAGGAATTCCCAATTCCATGGGTCTTAATTGTACAATCAGAGGTAAAGTATCATCTTTTGTTTTAACAAATATATCAGCCTTAGTAACAAAAATACCAGTTTCATCAGTAACAAGGAAAGATTGTGCTAATGGATCAAATGGTTGTCCTACAGGGACTTTAGGACCTATTATTGATCTGGTATCAGTTACAGTTCTTGGAGTTACTATTGCCTCCCTTGTAGATTGTATTGTTTCCTGAACACTATTTAAATATCCAGATGCAAAATAATTTACTTCACCTAAAGAATCTACAGTTCCTTGTACAAGAGAATTAACTGAACTACTTGTCAATTTAAATGTTTTAGTTCCCGTTTCAAAAGATGGATTTGATGGTACGTTTGGATTTGGAATATAGAAAGATCCAATGACAGTTCCAACATTATCTGCAACCAATCTTACATTATTAATAACTGCCTGAGCTTGACTGGTTTGTCCTTTTAAGACAAGACCGTTTAAAACTCTACCATAGAATTGACCAGATACTTCTGATGACAGACTCGATGTATCAACATTTAAAATCGTTGATGTTGATGAATAAACAGATGGAATTGCTGCAGTGTTTTGTTGATCATAAGGATTTCTTATATAGATATCAACTGGTGTATTATATGGTCCATACTTATGATTTGCTGTTGCAACTCTAAACGAAATTTCTGTCGTTGTTTGTCCAGGAGTTGAGTTTACATTAGTAAAAGAAGATGCAAAAGTTCCAATTACAGTTTCGCCAACTTGGAATATTCCAGATTGCATTGTAATTTCAAGAAGTTTTGGAACAATGTAATTGTTTACATCTTCTCCATCAAAGAAAGAATAGACTCTTGTAAATGGTCTGAATCTATTTGCAGTAAATTCAACATTCCTAGATCTCATGAACTTAACAAGTTCAGTCGAAACAACTCTATCACCCAAAGATACTGTTTTGAGATTTTCAGTTACTTGGAATGCGATTCCAGTTCTTTTTTCAACGCCAGTTTGTTGTGCAAATCTTTGCAGATGCCCCATCCCGCGACGGAAGTCGGGGTTGCGTTCTATTGTTTCATTTGTACCAGTCCAAGTGGTTTCCCAAGAACCCCAGAATGGTGCTGTGGATCCTGATTGTGGATCAAACCCTGAAGATGCAAGTTGCTGAACTGTGCTTGCATAGGTATCAACGCTAATTGTTTTTGGATCAAGTCTAACTTGATCTGTCCAAGTATCAGATGAGGGATACAGTTGAATTGATCCAACATACTTTGTTACCAAATATGGTGTTACATTTTCAACCCTGGTAGCATAAGGTTGAATAATATAAGAATCATCAACATAATCTAATGTGATTAATTGTCCAGTTCTTCTAACATTATTTGCAACTAAATCAGTGACAAATTTTGGATCTGCTGCAGGATCTACAGATTGTCCAATTCCAACTAAAGATTTGGATCCAATCATCAAATCTAAAGATGTGCAATATGGCGATGGTCTTAATTCAGACTTTGCAACATCAATAGAATTTTTAATTGATATTGTTTTGTTTTGGAATTGTGTTGATCTAAAATTATCTACAAAAAATCCAGATTTAAATCTATCTAACCCATTGGCATCCTTTACTTTAAAGTTATTTGTATCTATTTCCAGAAGGTTCAGTACAGTGTGATTTTCAAGTCTTGTTAATCTAGTTTCAAGTTTTGCAATATCCTTCATCTGATATCGCTTATGTTCAAACAATTCAATAGAAGTTTTAGTTACATCTGCAAGATATGGTGGTAAAACTATAGATGCTACTTCTAATGCATCATCCACTGTAGCTGGAAGTTGAGGATTTTCTGATGGTTCACCCTTAATTAATTGGAACTGACTGTTTTTATTCAAGAAAATTCTATCAATTCTTCCCAAGTAATTTTCATATGATAAAGTGATTGATTCATCCGACGCAAGAATATTTTTTCCACTGTTTGAAACTTGTGAGAATGATCTTGACAAAAATTCAAACGGAGAACGAGATCCTGTAGAAACAGTGTAGTTTGAAACTACTGGTCTAATATCCAAGATATCAGAAACTGCTCTTACATCATCTACAAGTGAAAGATTGCCATAATCAAATTGACTATAAGAATTTACAGTGGTAATATCACCAGAATCAGAAGATAAGAAACTTGCCGCTTCAAAAATAATTTTGAGTTGTCTTACTGGTTCCTTTACATTTGATTTTCTGACTATTTTTGCATAGTCAAGAATAGTATCTTTTCTAGCAGCATCTAAAGCATAACTGTCAGTTACATCTTTATCAGAAAGTGAAACTACCGAAATAACGGCCGTTATTCCAGAATCACTGAACTTAACATTTTCTGTTTCTAAAAATGCAATATCATTGAGATAGATAAAATCAATTTGAAAATCATTATTTTTTGCAACATATACACCAACTGCTCCACTAGTTTGACCAATAAATTGCTCACCAATCAATAAATCTGTAGTTTTATTTGTTGGGCCGTCCAAACTACTAAAAGTTATTTTTGGTAACGCAGCAGCAGAAGTTCCGCTCGATTCAAAAATACCATATATTTTTGTAACATCGGCTCTGTTTAATGAAATTTCTTTATCTTGAACTCTAGTTCCATACGCATAAGAACCATAAGTTAATCCATCATTGATTGTTGTGGATCCAATACCAGAAGAACTGTATTTTGATTTGTCCACAATTAAGGATACAATTCTATTTTTATTCTTAACTTTTGAAGTTACATTTGACTTTCTTAAAGTAGCAATTAATCTTGAACCAGCGTCATTTGCACCTAAACCGTAAATTGTGAGTTGTTTTGCTTGCTCATCAAATACAAGTTTATCAGAACTTAGAGATTCAAAAGATCCGTCAGAACGAACTAAAGCATATCTTTCTTCATCAAACGGTAAGAAAACTTCATTTGATGAAGAAGTCAAAGTATTAGATTGTTCACTTGTAATAGTAACTGCAAATTCTTTTTTGATGGTTAAAGAAGAATCAGTAAGATCTACAGACTTTACAAATGGTTTTTTGAAGAATGTGTATAAAGTATTATCTGCAGATGATTGAAAATTTGATCCTAAGATTTTTAAATCGGATAATGTCTGAGCCGTTGCAGGTGCTGTTCCTTCACATATTCCAGTTACGGTGGTTACACCAGTTACAGTAATTGATCTATCAGAAACTGATTGTACACTACAGTATGTTGGAACTGTTGATCCAGATATTGAAAATGCTACTAAACCACCTACTTTTACATTATTTGTAAATATAAAATTAGTGTCTGATGCAATAGAAATACTACTAATTCCAGTTGCAGATCTTGCAGTAATTGAAGATAATCCAACAAAATACTGAGTTGATAGAATAATATCTGCCGTAAAAATAGTTGCTCCAACTCCAGTCACATATTGGGAGACTGATAAAACATCTTTTGTAGTATATGCAGTGACGGCAGTTGATACTCTACTTGTTGTTTCTACACCATTAAAGATGAATTTTTCACCAGAAACAAATGATCCCTGAACTCCATATGCAGTTAAAATTCCTACGTTATTAACATCATATCTTAAATGTGCGGTGGCCCCACTAGATTTTCCTTGAATATGAGTTGGAACTGTCAGCGTAGTATTTTGATTCAAAGAAATTTCTGTATAAGTATCAATATCAAATAACGCAAGGTCCCATTGGTTTAAATTTTGATTTAAAGTATTGTAAGATCCAGACTCCAGTGCAAAATCATAAACTCTTGCCAGACCAATTTCTTTTCCCGCTCCTGTTGTTGAAGAAATTCCTACTCTAGAGTTTCTTAAACTTACGATAAAAGGACTTGCAAGATTTAAGTTTGGAGATCCTGCAACTCTGTTTAAAGTAAAAGTTGGTCCAGTTAAATATGTAAGATTTACATCCGTATTTGTATTGGTTGTTCTTGGTTTTTCAAAATCTACATATGTTGCAGAAATATTTTCAACTTCAAATCCTTGAACATATGCTTTTCCTGCAGAAATTCTATATGTTCCTAAATCTTCTCTTGGAGTGTTATTATTGTAAGTTAATTGATTTTGATTAAAAATACCATTATTTCCTAATCTGTTGTTCAATGTTTCTTTAGATGAAACATCAAGTGGTCTTACATAATAATCACCAGATTCTTCTGAAGTTCTTCTAGCTAATTCTGTTGCTAAAACATTTAAAGTTGGATTTGTAGCAACATTTTTAATTAACTCTCCATTTCTAATTTCTAAAAGACCTACAAAATTTTCAGTATTTGTTGTGGTAATATCTCTTTTACTTAAAATTGCTTTAATTTTAAATCTATCAGCACCCGGAGCTGCATAATTTGAGAATCCTTGTGCATTATCATTTAATGAATCATCATCATCTGATGTTACAATTTCTTCAATAACATCAAATCCAACTTTGTATGATGATTTATTTGAATATGGATCAAGAACTAAAATTTGATCCTTAACATTTACAAAAATTCCTCTTAAAAAATATACTCCAGAAGATAAAATAACAGCAGATCCCACTGCTGTTGAATCTATTGTTGTATTTGCAAATCCTTCTCCTGCTTGGATAATAATATTATTTTTAGTGAACGATTCTTCAAGAACTAATTTTTCTTGATCAGAAAAAGTTGACTGGTCATTATTTACTCCAGAAGCCAAATATGATACGTATAAAGTTGTATATTCATTATCATCTTCATTTTCACTCAAAACATATGCAATTTTAGCTTCAACTTTTGATGTATCTCCTTTAATTGTTTTTCCAACTAAGTCATTTACATATAATCCAACATTTACACCCAAATACGAATTTTCAATTTTTACCGCATTAAATCTGGTATTATAATTGATTTGCCCCGGTATTACAATAGACCCTTCTTTAAAAGTAAAATTTCCAAATTGTTCAATTTGATTTTGTAAAATTGACTGTAATGTTGTTAATTCTCTAGCTTGAACAGGATATCCTGGTTTAAATAAGACTCTATAATAGTTTTTATCTGCATTAAAGTCATCAAAATATGGAGAAACATTGAGATTAGTTTGCTGGGGCATGACTCGTTAGAATTGCAAAATTACTTTGATATCTTCTTTTTGATTAGACGATCTTGTAATAGATGGTCTATTGTCAACATAAATTGTATTTCCAGAATACTTTTTAACTTCTGGATCAGAAATTCCACCTGTAAAAGATTGTCCAAAATAATATGTCTTACTATTTATTGTGGTTGAAAAACCAGTAAAGTTAGTATCGATAGAAAGACTTACACTTCCACCAGAAATAAATATTGTTCCACCAACTCCAGGATTTGATGTGAACCTATTTAATTTAAATCCATAAGTTGGTGATGTATTTTGTGTTCCGTCTGTATTGAATCCAACAAGACTTCTATCTTGCCAATATTTAAGAACACCTGTTGATTGATCGTAAGAAATAACTCTACCTACGGCGGTGGAACCAACACCGACAGTTTGAGTAAATCTACTGTCAGCAGTAAAAGTAGCTGAGGTATATCCAATGCCAGTTAATTTCAAAGCATAAACAGCACTTGCCTTTGGCAAATCTAGTAAAGATGTTGAGGCATATGCTTGAGGATTTTCAATTATACCAACTCTTGCAATTTCATTACCAGTGATAAAGTCTGGATTTTGATTGTCATTTTCTATACGGGAATATATTAAAACATTGTCAGCTCCCAATTCTCTATAGATATCAGCGCCATGCCCGCCTTTAGGTGGAATGATGACATTAAAGACTGGATCTGTTGTTGCTGTTGGAACATTTCCGGCAACCAAATCAACTGTTCCATATGTATATCCTGATCCACCTTTGGATATTGTAATTGACTGAACCTTTGAATCATTGTTAATAACAATGGTTGCTTCAGCTCCAGATCCATCACCTTTAATGGGAACTTTAGTATATGTTTTATTGGCAGTTCCAATCCCAACTCCGCGACTGATAACTGTAGCAATTTTTAATTGGCCACTTGTTGCTGCATTATTTCTAACTGCAGCATCTGCTGTATTTGTATACCAGTCATTAGGAACTGGCATAAAATTAATAGAATCAAACTTTACAATATTACTTGGTTTGATTGTGTATAGATATTTCCAAATATATCCATCGCCACTGTTTCCTGCTGATCTTGGCTCTAAATCTGTAAATGTTGGTTCGTCTAAAGATGGTTTTCCTTCTGGATTTTCTGGATCAGTTCCATTTTGGAGACAAATATAGACTTTATAATCGCTATTTACAACGTAATAATTTGCAGAATACAAACTTACTGCACCAGATGGTTTTGCTATGTTAGTGACACTAATATCATGACGATACATATCATATGTTGTTCCAGATTCCCAAGTAATTTTTCTAATTACTTGTTGAACATCACTGGAATTTAATTTTTTCAATGCTATTGTTGTATCCCAATAATCATTCTCTTGATCAAAATTATCTTTAGGTGCTGGTGGATTTGTATTCCAAGTTGAACTATAATCAGTTGCATTGGGTAAACCAACAAACACATAGTAAGAATTTGAAGAAGAAGTTGCCACAGAGACAAAATTCTTAGCATTCAGAATTCTTAATTGGTCAGTTATAATTGCAGCCATTTTGCCGTTTTTTTATCTATTTATGTAGTGTAATTGCGAGACTTGAGTGGTTGTATTCTTTGAACAACCGGTGAAGTTGTAATTCCAGATAATCCTGTATTATAAATTGTAAACGATTCTGGATTAGATCTAGTAAGATTTGTAATCCTACCCCAACTAAATTCACCATAGAAATTGCTAAATCCAATTCCAGTTATACCATTGTAGTTTTGCAAACTTACAGTAACTTTTGTCACATAAGTAATTCCAATCCCCAGAACACTTGTTTGAGCAATTGAAACTGCAGCAGCCTCATAGATGTTGTCGATAAACTGAGTTCCATATCCAACTACTGTTCCATCTTGACGAATAGAAGTAACTGCAGATCCAACATTAGAATTAAACACGACGAAGTAATAACCAGTTTGAATACCACTAATTCCTGTTGTTGCAACTCCAACGTTATTTACAGAGGTGTTTCTTAAGAATGAGTTTGTTGGAACAAACAAATCTAAAACAAGTCCTGTAGATGCTACACCTACAGAAGTTGTAGAAATACCAGTGATAACTCCAAAGTCTCCACTGTAATTTACTTTCGTAATTTTTTCTGTTTTTGAACTTGGAGATTCGATAAGAACAACTGGTGGATTTGATGATGTATATCCAGTTCCTGGCGATGTGATTGAAATTGTTGTAACAGACCCTCCAGTCAAGGAAGAGACTGCAGATGCTCTCTGAGTCGATCCTAAACCAACAGGGGACTCGATTGTTACTGATGGTGCAGAAACATAACCACTACCACCGTCACTGATTACAATAGAACTAATTGTTCCAGCAACTGAAACAACAGCTGTTGCAGCTGCTGCTACTATAGTATCTTGTGATGTGATAATAATTCTTTTTGGTTGTTGATCTGAAGATGTATATTCGCTTGAATTATCAAAGAAAGTTTTTACACTTTCGACAAATATCACATCAGAAGTTACACCAACGTTTTGAATAATATTAGTTGTTGGTTGAATCAGTGCTTCATAACTTTCTCTATCTTTTCCCACTCTTTGAGCATTAATAATTTTGTCCTCAGTTTGTCTGCATAATGTAACTGGTCTGAGCAGAGTCGTATCAAAAGAAAGACCAGCACCATTATAAAGACTTGTTAGAACTGCATCAGATGACTTAATTTCAGTAACTAGTCTTTCAGTTTCAGTTAAATCTTGATTATCTGAATGCAATGTTAATTCGTCACCAATCTTTACTGTTTCCAAAACATCAACAAATTCAACGTCAACATCAGCATTTCCCTTATAGAAAATAATTTTTGAAACACTATCAATCTTAGGAGGCTCTGGGAATATAATTGTACTTCCCCCATTAAATTCATATCCAATTCCAGGAACTTGAAGTATGTCGTTTATAAATATCAATAAAGTTGCTTGAATGTCAATATTTGAACCTTTTTTAGATCTAATCGTGGTTTGAACACCATCAATACTTAATGGGAAGTCTTTTCTTTCACCATCAAATAATGAATCAATAGTATCAAATACTTGTAAATCTCCAATCACCCACCCAGAAAAACTATCTTTAAATGTTCTATCAATAGAAACCTGGAACTCTTTAAACGTTAAAGAAGTATCTGTGGGTATACCAGTTGAACCACCAACTTCAACAGTTAATATTTCTCCTTGACCATATGAACGACCAATATTTTTAATTTCAAAATTGATAACACTAGAACCTTGGCCAACAATAATATCAGCTGTTGCCTCTGTACCAAATCCAGTTCGTGATGCAGAACTGTAAATTAATGGAATATTTGAATAAGAAAGTGGATCATCAAAAACAACAATTGGTGGATTGGTTGAAGTATATCCTACTCCAGGATTTGTGATTGCAATACTCACAATATGTCCACCACTAATAGCTGCTGTTCCAATAAATTCAATATTTGGTGTTTCGACACTTGAAGTTTGGACGCCAACATTAACAATGGTTTGAATCCCTGCTCTATATCCAGACCCACTATTTCCAATGCTAATTGAAGAAATTGTTCCTGCTATGGATACAATTGCAGTGCCTCCAGCAGAAACAAGTGGTTGATATCCAAATCCAGCAGTAGATCCAACGGAAATAATTACACCTCCACGAGGAATAGACGCAGTGTTTACATCATGTGAAGTAGAAGAGGCAGTACCAGTAAATGATATTGAGGTAATACCAGAATTTTCTGTTAAAGTATAGTCTCCAATTATATTAACTAATCCAGATCTCTTTGGTTGTTGGAATATTGAATTAATTAATACAATAGCATTTGATGTTGATATTCCAGTGATATTTTGCGAATTGGATCTTAAAGTAAAATCTTTTGTAGTCGCATCAAATAGATCTGATATATCATCAAAAATATAATTATCATGATAAGATTCTTGTAATGAATTTGGATCGCCCGATTTTAGAAAAACTCTTCCACTGAATGTTGTACTAGTTGACAGTCCAATATAATCTTGTTCATCTGGTCTCGATGATGGATTTGGGAATGGAACTTCACCATATGGTGCCTCTGCAAAATAAACATAATTATTTGCAATATTAAAATTACCAAAAACTTTTCTAACCGTAGTTCCAGAAGCATGTGTTGATAGTCCTGTTCCCATCCATCCTCGGTCAACAAGAACGTTGTTAGTAGATCCAAATCCAACGGATGTCAACCTCATAAATTCATTATTAATTTTTACAATGTCACCAGCAAAAAACGAAGTAATACCAGAAATATGAATTGAATTATCAATTAACTCAACACCAAGAGATAGTGTTGTTGTCACTGCAGTAGATACTATTGGTGATTGAATTACATTATCAAGACCAATGATAACTTTTGAATTTTCGTTATTAACTCTTAAAACATGAGAAGTGCCAATACCAACACTTGAAAGTGTTAGGACTGAAGGTGGAATTCTAAGTGCTTCTGATGCTGAAGCAGCAACTTGAATGTGTAGATCACTTGACTTAACAACATATAAAGTTGCTGGAAGTTTATCAGTTGATCCAACTCCTGTTATCGTTGTAGTTGCAATTCCAATTGCTTGTGTCGTGCCAGCTCCAGAGTGTGCGTATGATAATTCTTGTCCAGTTACAAAGAAATGCTCTGGAATTTTTATTCTATTATTGCTTATGTCAATAATGTTTGGATCATCACCAAGAATATATCTTTCAAAAATTGGTTTGTCTTTATGAGTTAAATAGAAAGATTTTTTAACATCAATTAGCGTTCCCTCATAATCTCCATAACCAGATTCTATGGATCCATTTATAAAATCAACAGATGAGGTTAGTGATGAGTCGTGTATGTTTGTAATTGCATGTTGATAGACTCTAACTTCTACATTTGCGTTTGCAATTGGAGTAAAGGATAGATTTACATCAGATGGATTATCAATTGTAAAAGATCCTATAGAAGATCCAGTTTCAAGAACTGCAAATTCAGTTAAACAGGTGTTCCCGCTATTTGATACCGAAACAAGTTCTGAAACCTGATATTGATTATTTGTTTTATCTTCAACAACAGCAATATAATATGCACCAAACGAAGTATTTGGATATTGTGATACAATGTTAGCTGTTGGTGCTATCGATGATGCAATTGACGTTATTGTAGATTTTATAGTGGAGTCAGTAATAGTTTGCGATCCTGTAGTCGTCGAAGAAGTATTTCCAATAGAAACTATAAATGCATTAATATTGTAGTTAGTTGTTAATCCAGAATTTGGAGTGATATCAATATTCAAATTAGATCCAGAAAGATAAGCATTATAAGTTCCCAGTCCACTTATAGCAGTTGGAGTTATATCATTTGCGGTCATTTGACCATATTCTATTAATGATACTGATGTCCCATCATGAATTACAGTAACTTCATCAACTTCAAAATAAGATTTGTCAGATGCTTCAATTTGAATTAAAAGTTTAGATGCTCTATAAGTAGATGCAATTCCAACAATGGTTGAAGCTGTTGTGGTTCCAACCGAAATATTTTGTGTAGATGTTTTTACTACTACAGAGTTTCCAAGAGAAACCGTTCCAATTCCAGTTGTAATATCTCTTAAATTATAGGATGCTAAACTTACATCATAGTTATTAACTAAGAAATAATTTGGATAGAAGAGAAGATTTGCCTCTGTGCCAAAAATTCCAAAATCAAATGATCCAAGATCATGTATTGTTTCTACACGTCCATATTGATTTAAATATCCATTTGTACTGTCATGAAGAAGTGAAACAAGTAATACTTGTTGATCAGTTATTGTAAATCTATCAGTTATTAATGTAATATATTTTCTAAATCTATATGCATTCAAATCAAATTCGTCAACTGAAAAAGTATCAACAACACTAAATTCTGTTAATCTGGCAGTGCTATTAAATTGAGGACTTAAGTCATCAATCATCAAAACTCTATTTCCAATCGATTCAATATAATCTTGTACCAACTTTGAGTTGAATGTTATTTGATTTGAGTTAATTTTGTTATTTAAATTAATATTGTTTTCTTTTGCCAAATCAAAATCAAAAATGCAGTTAGTATCAATTACTGCATCAATATCTACAATTGCTTGGAAGTCTCCATTATCTTGACTTGTTGCAATACCAGAATAATCTGATGAAGACTCCAATATTAAATCGCTGAATTTTTTAAATCCTGATGTGTGATTTAAATCGCTAACAACATCATTCCATGTATCTAAAGAAACTTCGGATTTAAGAGCGTATGAAAAATATTGATAATAATCATTATCATGCATTCTTTGTAAAGCATTATTTAAAAATCCAGTTTCAGTGTTCCATCCTTTTTTAACAATAGAAGATGATTTTACATCATAAACAGAATCAAAGTTAATAACTTCCTCTATTCTACCTTGAGAATTAGATGATTCACCAAATATAATTTGATTTGGCAAGAAGTCCAATTCTGTGGCTATTTTCAAATAACTACTTTCCTCTTCCCAACTGAGAACAAATCCTGAAGAAGTTTCTGAATAAACATTTTCTCCAACATAAAATTGATTTTTTTGAAGTTCTACATTAAAAATTGGGAAATATTTTTGAGGAACAATTCTACCGTAAGAATTAACAGGATCATAAGTTCCTGGGATTTCATCAGTAGATATGTATTGTGATAAATTATATGAAACTGTAGCTCCAACTCCACCAATGTTTGGATCAGTATTTACGATAGTAAACAGGGTATAATTATAATTTTCTGAGTTATATCCTTTTGCTGTAGATCCTACTCCAACACTAATACTCTCTATTAAAACTTTATCGCCAATATCAAATGGAAAATCTGAAGCATTGCTAAAACTTGCTCCGAGAGTCACAACAACATCTTTTGAAGACTGGATAAATTTTATAGTGCTAATTCCCACTCCATTAATGTTATTAACTGGAATAATGGTAGGAGTTACATTATTAATTCCCTTAGTATTTTTTAAAATTGCAACTTGAGAATCTCCAATGCTGTATGACAAGTCAACGTCAGAAATTACTTTATTAGTCAAACCATCAATTACTACCAGATTGGGAGCTATTGTATAATTTTTACCAACTGAAGCAATACCTATTGATTTAAATGACGTTAAGGACTCAATCTTTAATATTTCTGGTAGTTTAGCAAAAGGTCTTAAACTTAAATCTGAAGGATAATCAAATCCAATGTCTTCTATTTCAACTTTAGTAACGGAACCAATTCCTGAGCTGGATGCAATTAAAACTGCTCCAGTTCCATATGTTGATGAAACTTCAGTTATTCTTGGTGTTTTTTGATAGTTTCTACCCTTTGATGTAACTGAAACGGAATTTATTTTACCAAAAGCTGTAGTTGAATTTGTATAATATTCTAACAGTCCACTAGTGTCTGTATAAGAACTAGCTTCGAGATTTTTTAAAATAGTATATGAAAATTCAGTATCAGATTCTCTAATCACATTGAATTTTCCAGAGTATACACTATTTTCTAATACTACTTGATTGTAAGATGATATTTCATCATCAATAATAATTTCTTTCTTAATATTATTGTTTGCGTTTAAATCTATTGGAACCAAAGAATAATATAAAATTGAAGGAACGTTATCGGTTGTTTTTAACGCAACCGTTGCGGTAGAAGTTACACCAATAGATCCAGTTTTTACAACTTCAAATGAAGATGAAGATGAAGTTGAATCAAAAACATTTTTAAATTTAGAATCAGTGTAGAAGTTTAAATCAAATGCTGAATATTGAACTCCATTATTGAAGAATGACAAAGAAGAATCCGAAACATCAAATACTAAAGTATAGTTTTTAATTAAAGTAATTTGAGGATTTACTTGTGAAATTGTTCCAGAGGAAGCTGTGCTAATCCCAACAACAGTTGGAATAGGTTGCACTGCGCTATAATAAGTTTCCGATAATTTGATTCTATTTTCATCTACAGGGACTGCATAATAAATTGACTCATTTGATAATCCACCAGAAGGAGCAGTGGAAGTGTGAATAATTTTTTCTCCAACTTTGTATTTGTGATTTGGTATTGTAATCGTATCATTTTCAATATTGACATCTCCAGAAACAAAAGATCTTGGATTAGCAACTAATCTTCTGTTGTAATTATCATACTTTACTGCCACTGTAGTCGTTAATCCTGGATTTACATTAACATAAACATCATCATTTACTGTTAAACCATGAGAAGATGCTGTTGATACTGTAACTTTATTTCTACTGACTTGTGCGCTCAAGATATTGGAATAACTCGTTTTAAAACTATGACTATTTCCAACTCCAATACTTGTAAAGTAAAGTATATCTGTTACAGTGCTGCCAATTCCTACAAAAGATCCTGTGCTTCCAAGTCCAACTCTAAATGTAGATATGCCAATCAAATCATCGGAAATTTTAGCCGCATATACGACGGAGTTTTCTGCAAGTTGAAAATTAGAAATTCCATCAGTAGAAATTGACACTGAAGTTCCACCATTAGACTTATAAATTAATGGTATTCCAGTTGTTAATTGATGACCCGGTAAATATACTGCTCTAGTTGGAATATTAATTTGAGTAATTCCAGCTCCTGGATTTGTGAATGATAATGTGTATCCAATTCCAGGTCCTGAGGTTGTTCCAAGACCCACAGATTCGCTAGGATCAAAATAAAACTCTTTATTTAAATTATATTGATATGACGTAGAAATTCCAAAATTAAGTTGTAATTTTCTAGTTACTTCAGTTAATGCTATACCCGCAGAATATGTGTTAACCCCAGCTGCACCATTAGTATTTCTTAAAACTCTTATTCTAGATGATAAGGTGTCAATATTTAAAATCTTTACTTGTTCGTTTATAATTTGATAAATGTCATTTTCTTTAATATTTGGATAATTTAATAGTCCATCTACTTGTAGATATACTACATTCCCAGTTGCACTTATTGATCCAATACCATTAGTAAGTGTTAAAGTATTTGATCTAATTGAAATTTTTCCTGACTTTTGATAATCTAATGATGAAGAAACTGTAACAACTTCATTACTTAAAAAAGCATGTGGTTGTGTTGCGAACCCAATAAAATTATTTCCGCCAGATAAAGGAACAAACTCAACATTATATACTGTTGAGTTGGCTGCACTTACTTGTGATATTTGTTTTCCACCTATAGTAGAAACTCTTGCATTGAGTCCAAAACCACCGGTTCCATTGCTATTGAAAACAAGTTGATCGCCAACTTGATATCCAGTTCCTCCAGTAACAATTCCTATTGATTCTATGCTTCCTTTTGATGTACTTTTTATTGACGATAGTTGTTTTTTAATTTTATTAGGATCGATTATATAATCGTAATAATTTCTTTGTTTTGTTAACCCATACGGAGTTGTGTTACGTAACCACTTGGTTTCATTAATATCAATTTCATCTTGATTTGATAATTTTTCAAAATTAAATCCAATTGGTTTTGATTTATATTCGTGCCCAATCACATATGGGAATAAAGGTCTTCTGTAATTGTTAAAAACGCCGCCAGTATCGGATGATACTGAATTTATTGTACAAAAATATGCATAAACTCCGTTAGGATATTCTGGCGTAACACAAAATCTTCCATTGTATTCATCTAAATCTCCAGATTTTGTAAATTCATAATCCTCAATAAAAAATCCAGATGGATATAATGAGGTACTTGGTCTATTTGATTTAATTGATAGTGAATATCCAGATTCTAAACATTTTACAACTCCACCAGCTGGGTCATTATATCCATAAGGTCCATAAATTGGATTTCCATCATATGCATATCCGATAATTGACGAGTGTGCATTTGATAATACCTCAACTCCAGACAAAATTTGTAAATCAGGAACAAATGTAACACTTTCATTTAAAAATTTAGTTGATAATAATAAAGATCTAAGACTTCTTGGCGCATATGCGTGCGAATATTTAAGTCCAAAATTTTCATTCAAGGATTTATTTAATATTCCATCATCGTTAGGAATTTGTCCAGCGTTAATTAATCTTTCAACTAAATTAATTCTCCAAGATTTTACTTCTGCATTGAATTTAGCTTCAGATCCAGCAGCGGTTACAGTTATAAAAGTAGAGGACGAGTAGTCATTTCCACTAGAAATGACTTTGACTTCAACTAAAGATCCATTAGATATAATAGGAGTTAGCCGCGCTCCACTACCAGTTCCATTAATTGTTAGATTTGGTGGAGAGTTATAACCAGATCCTTCATTTACAACAAGAACTTCTGAAATTTTTCCATTGAGAACTATTACTATAACTTCGGCTGCCGTGCCACTACTTAAATTAAAAGATGGTTGTCTGTCAAAATTCAGAATATCTTCTGATCCATAATTTACTCCACCCGACTCAACAAAAACAGAGTTAATGGACCCCCTAAAAATTGGTTGAAGAATGGCATCAAAGTTTTGGCCTGATAGAGTTGATACTCCTATTGAACCTTTAATATTGATTTGAATTTCTGGATAATTAAATGTATGGGATCCACTTCCAGTGGAAGTAAAATCAATATATTGTTTTGTGTTATAATAAAAATCTGTAATTTCTGTTCCAATTCCCACAGTTCCCAAACCAACTTTTGATAATTTAAATTCATCATTAGTTACTTTTGTAACGTAATAATTTAATGATGTAGACAGTCCACCAATGACAGATCCTGTTGTTTGATATGATATTAATTCACCACTCTTAAATCCGTGGTTTTTAATATTGACTATATTGGAAGACGTAATAATTCCTACAGTTGTTGTCGTTACTTTTTTATTTTGATATCCGTCTCCAGGTGAAATTACTGATATAGATCCAAGTTTTTTCTTCTTGATTATAGATGAAAGTTTATGTATTCCTGTCCCAAAAGATGTTAAATCAATGGTATTAATACCAACCACTGAGTCATTAAGTGTTTTGTGAAGTTTTACAGTAAATCCATCTTGAACCGCAACATAATAGAAAGCGCCATTTGACAATCCACCAATACTTGTTCCACCCTGAGAATTATAAATTATTTTTTCAGAATTTCTAAACCTATGATAACTTGAAAATCCTACTGTGTTATTGGTAAGATTTATATGACCAGCTGGAGAAGTTGAATTGAATTCAACAAAATGATCAAAATTAATTAAATTTGATTTGACTGATGCACCAGATCCATTACCACCAGAAACTGTGATGATTGGATTTTCTAGATAATCAAATCCAGGATCAATTATTTCAACACGATCAAGAGATCCTATTACAGAGCAATATCCAGATGCTCCACTTCCAATATCATCAGATATTGTTAAGATTGGTGGATTTATAATATCATATCCATCACCAGGCCCTAAAACGTCAATACTTTCAATTTTGCCATAATATACCAAATCCTCAGATTTGTAATTTAACAGTTCTACACCATTAACAAAAATTCCCGTAGATCCAGGCACGGTCTCATAAGTTTCAACCGTATTTTCTGGACTAGAAAGTTTTCTGATTAATTTTTGATTTTCGACTAAATTAAGATTTAAACCACTATCAGCAAAATCATAAAAATAAAATTTATTATTTGATACTGTTCCAGATATTGAAATAAAATTATTTGTAAAAATGCTTTCTTTGCTTTTAGCTAATTTTATTGTTACATCATCAACTTTCTTTACAAAATAAATTCCTTTGAGTAAATCTAATTTATTATTTGCATCTTCTGGATTATAAACAATTATATCACCAGTATAAAAATTATGATTTCCAATATTTAATTCTGTTCCTGCAAATGTGCCAGAAAAAACAACCGAACGATCATTAATGCTTAATGGTTGATTTGAATAATTTGGTAAAGATGGTGATGCAATGTAAAGAGAACCATCTAAATCAGTGTATACATTTTGAACATTTGAAGTATAATTTATTAAACTTGGATATGTTGGAGTATTTACTTTTAAAATATTTTTTCTAATAGTGTAGAATTTTGATGTATCTAATTGCCCTTGACCACTGATATTGAAAGAAGTTTTATTTTGCAATAAAACTATACTAGATTCCGAAGTATCAATAATTTCTTCATTAACAATTGTGGATAAAAATTCTTCATTATCAACTCCTATTAATGTAACCGAGTCTCCAATAGAAAAATTATGATCATCATATAAATTTATTTTATAAGTAAAATCTGAAATATCAAGAAGTTCAAGGGTTTTGACATCATATCGTGTTGCAATATTGAAAAACCAATTGTTTGATTTATAATCAGTTAAATTTACGCCCAAAGATTTTATCTTAATTAAATCATTCTTTTGATAAAAACTAGTTTCATCTAAAATATTAAGATCAGATAATACTCCACTGACTCTGACTTTTACAACATCAGTTGTTGTTATTCCACTATAACCGTATGAATACGCATTGATTCTAATCTCTTGGCCACTTAAAAAGGATTGTGCAATTCCAAAACATCCATAAAATTGATTTAAAGATTTTTCTGTATAAGTTACAGTCAGAGATGTTCCATTTGCCAAATCTACAATCAATTTACCTGAAGATGGAAATCCTACTGTAGAATCAACATCTAAGGTTGTTGCATTAATCGCAGTGTTTGTGACTGTTTGCGTTGTTGGATGAATACTGAATTCACCTAAAACAGTTCCGGAAACATTAATATCTTTATCATAATCATAATCAAGACTTATTACGTAATATTCTTTTTCGCCGCGAACAATTTTTTCAACTTTAGATATTGTTCCCTCTGCTTTTTTAAAAAATCCATCAAAATCTTGATAAAGAGTTTTATTTTGGAGATCTATAGGATCCCCTTCAATTGCTTCAACTACTAAATCTTTTGTAATTCTATATTGAGCATCTGATGGTTGAATTAAATAATCTCTTGGGCGTACAACTTCTACATTTTTTCCGTAAAGAGCTCCAAATAAAATTTTAAAAGATGCATCGGTTCCTTTTGAAGAATAAAAATCTTTTGATTGTTTGACAAAAAGACTTTCATTTAAACCAGAATACAGTTCTCTACTTTCAAATCCTGGGCTAACTTGTTTTTTAACCTTATTAAAAAATTCTTTTAAAAAGAGAATACTTAAATTTGTTACAACAGACTCGGAGGTATGTTCTGCAATTTCCGAGTTAGAAAATACAAGTTGATCTGTAGTTGCTGGATCATCATAAGATGTTACGCCACTAAACCCTCTTACACAACCTTGAAATTGAGTTGAAGTTTTGGATGTATATGTGATAATCTCATTATCAATTTTGATGAGACCATATGAATCTGGAAATCCATAAGTAGAGTCTACAAAAATAGTATCATCAGTAAACGAAACGTTAGAAGTAAGAGTAGTACTTTCTGTAAGATTTGTCAGTTCATCAACTTTGATATATTGATCAATATTTTGTAAAAGATCTGATGCTCCACTTTGAAATTCAAAGGAGCGATAATACTGCTTTAAGAATTCCGAAACAAGAGGAAATTCTTCTCTTACAAATCTTGGAAGTTGATTTTCAACAACTTGACTAATCTTAACTCTTACTTCTGACATATCTTATAATCTTACGAGGGCTCCGTTTGTGTAACTTGAAGTCACGATATAGGTTGAACCTGAAATATTTGCTCCAGATGAGATGTCATCTGACTGCATGTTCAACACACTGTTATTAATATCTAGTTGCAAATAAAGATCCTCTTTTCCAATGACATCATTTGATTGAGGACTTACTGAAATTTGTATGATTGGGATTCCAGAATCCGTTTTAGATGTATTGGTAAATTTAATTGCAGATAATCTAACTTCTCCACGTTCATAATCAACTACACCAACATTACTTCTTTTTATAATTGGTTCAGTTGGCGATTTGAGTGAGAAGAAAAATATTGTTCCAGTTTTTTCATCAGCATTTGGAGAATCTGACAAATATAATGTTTCAGATACACCATCAATTGTAAATCCAGAAGACTTGATATTATAACCATTCTTCAAGTCTTTAATATGAAATTGATTACCAAAACAAATTTCATAATCTGCAGGTTTGTTTAAAGCAGGTTTTGCATCACGACGCATTGTAATTTTTGTAATATTTGAAGTAATAGACGCATGACTATCATCAATTATTTTTTGAAATTTACTATACTTAAATCTTGCACCATACTTATTTAATTCTGTTGAGTCAGCATATTTTTCAATATTTGATGATGCTATAGATTTAACCGTGCTAGCTCCAGGAGAAGTATTTGCGTTATAATAAACTGTTGAATCATATTCAACGTAGATATATTTCAAATCAAGAATTTCTGGGACAATTCCTGCAACTGTATATTTTCTTAGGCCTGCTTTGATATTATCTTTGATTGGATTTGGAACAAATGAACCATTATAAGGTTTGATTGAAATAAACACTTTTCCATACTTTGGAGGACTTAAAGTTTCGCCGCCAAATACTGAAATTGACTCAGCTTCTGGATAAAGAGATGGAATAATTGCTTCATAGTCAGCTGCCGTTACTGCGCGGTTTTGAGATGCGTATATTCTTGGTGCATAATTCTTAATTGAATTGACAGACTCAATTTCTGCACCATATTGTGATGCAGAATCAGTTGTAACTAAAGAAATATCTTCTGTAACGACAGATCCATTATTATCAAGTAATCTTCCACTATAATTGAATGCATTAATTCGATTTCCTGCTTCTCCGTTTGTTATAACATAAGAAACTTCAATATAATTCAAATTATCAAGTTTTTTACCAAAAACATCATCACCAAAAATTAATTCATATCTTTGATCTTCAATTTCTTGAATGAAAAAGACTTTAGATTCGGAGTTGATATCAATTAAATTTTCTGCAAGCGTAAATTTACGAGTTACAGTGCTATTTTGAGTATTTCTTACGACTACACGAATTAAATTAGTATCAATATTTGGATTTGTTAGAATGAAACGTTGATTGGGATCATTTGCATTAACAGTAAAGGTTTGAGTTACATAAGTTCCTTCAAAAACTTGAATATTATCAAATGAAGCAATTCCATTCACAACAGGAACGGTAATTGAATCCTGAATTGTAAAAGTATAACTCTCATTTCCAAATGCAACCGCACTTGTACAAACAATTCCTTTCTGTAGAGTTAAAGAAATTGGATTTGTGTCTAAATTTGTAGTATCTACAAAAAATGATACTCTTGCTTCTGCAGCTCGTCTTGACTTAGATACATAACCAATTGCTCTCGCAAGAGATACTACATTTTCTCTTAAAGTCGCACTATCAAGAAATACTTCGTTGCTAACCATGTTAGCGTTGTACGAAGTAATGTAAGTATTATATGCTAATACATCAATAATCGATGAAAGGTTAGATCCTTCAAAATCATAATCAGTAAAATTAGAGTTCGCTCTTAAATACTCCTTGAGCGAACTCTTAATTTGATCAAAATCTAGATTGCTAAAGTTGACTAGTGCCATTTATCGTGTTTGCTGTAGTGCAAATGACAATTGTTGTGGTAATACATCAATTCCTACAATTGTATACCTGACTGTTACGTCAAAATTGTTGTTATCAAAGTCTGGAGCAACGTCAACACCTGTTAAATTTACTCTTGGCTCATAATTTTTGATTGTATTTTCAATTTCATCACGAATTAAAGACGCAGAGA